GCACTGTTTCTCAGAGGACCAAGAAAACTTTCAGCATCAAGGTGCTCTAAGTAGTTGTGCTCGTCAAGATAAGCATCAACCGCCGGTCGAAGTTGCTCATCATCGAACTCAGAAATATGATACTTATCATATTTCCGATACAATTTAGCAACTTCTAAACCCAGGGGATGTTCTTCCACATCCCGGAGTTGCTGAGCCAGTGCGATGGCCGTATACTCCTTACTAAAATATATAGCGTTCTTCTGTCTTTCGCTATACATTGTAGAGTTGACTAACCGATATATAGGTCGTGTCATAATGATTTCACCAGAACGACCTTGTCCAATATACCACTTCGAATTCCACACAAAATCTCCCACCACAAATTTGTCAACATTTAACGTCCTACGACTAAATTTGCTAATTTGCTCAATATTATGTGTGGATAACTTAGTGCTAACAGCATCTGTTATGTCATCACCGTTTACTCCGAATCCAACAAGATGCTTATCGAGCTTAGCCTTGTAATAGGATTCGTTCCTATCTTGACAATTCGTTAACGAATTACCGTAACCGGTTGTTTTCCTTCCAGATCCCTTCCCTCCATCTCGCGTAATATCACCTTCCGGCGTCATGAGTGCGCACTTTCTCTCATATTCTTTTATAAGTTCAACGAACTCATAATTTCTACACATGAAATCCAGCGTATAATCCGTCTCTACGCCCTGGACAGTTGTATCATATGCAGACGCATCTGCATTGATAAACTCAGAACACTGAGACTCAATATTTGCATACCATTCTTTGAACTTACTAGGTTCACTATAGAACACAAATATGTCCAAACTTGGACTGACTGCATCCACAGTTGCTGATAACGCGCTATCAGCAGCCTCACACATCAGCTGCCATATGTGACCGGGAACGCCCCATACGTTTCGAACCTTCCAAGGTCCATCTGGTGGAGACTGCTGGGTTCTTACACCCATAAGAGATGAATAACACACTTCCAGTATTGGATTAGGTTTTACCTTTTCATCGTTGTACTGAGTTAGTTCAGCAAGATTATCTCGCTTAGACCCCATACGTGGCGGTCCATTCCCTTTCTTCAAAGCACGACGATTCCTTTCCAGTGTGGGATCAAAGTCAAAGGACGTGGATTGTTTGAATGGATGTGACATATTATCAAATATGTCTACCTGATAAGCTTCACCCACTCTAACTTGATTAAATTTTCTGGCTTCTTCCATCAGGACAGAAAACTTATAAATACTTCGGGGCCACAAAATCCGCTCCTGAAACCTTTTCTCCAGGATGTCTAAACCCGACGGGAGTTTGGTTGTACGGAATAACTTATTAATCTGTGGTATTATTTCATTCCGTATTCTTTCGGCTAGAGGACGCTCGACAACGTTATCGCTGTCGATTTTCAACATATTAAGATATCTCTTAATTTCTGGGTTCTCATAAGGGCTTATT